GATCCATTGGGGGCCGGACATGCCAGCGGACGAAGCCGCGGACGCGCAGATGGTCATCAACGACCTGTCTGCCGGGCTAGTCTCGAAGGAAACGGCCAGCCAGAAGCGCGGCTACGATTGGGAGCAGGAGAGTGCGAAACTGGGCGAGGAAGCGACCGCCTCGGCTGCCACGAACGGCAACATTGGCGGGCTGATACTGAGCAACTTCACGCGAGGGCGATAGCCCGGAAAGGTTAGACGATGGGCGAATTGGAGTTGTGGGCCATACGAGAATTGAAGGCGCTGTTGCGGATGTTCGAAGCAGGCGATGCAGTTGTGACCGATGTTGCAGTGGGGACGGAGGGCTTCGACCGTAACTCGTTCATCATTCGGACGGGAAACAAGACGGTGGCGGTGTCTTGGACGCCGCAGAAAGGGACCGATGTATCCGAAGGTTAGGGACTTGGGGAACGATACGTGGGAAGTGACGCTGGGCGACATCTTCAACGCCCGTCAAGCAACGGGCAGCACAGTCACCCGCGGGCCGCATGGGTTCGAGGCCCAGACGCGGCTATGGATTGCGGTGGCTGACGTTGAGAAGTGGCTGGCCTCCCAGGGCAAGGAAGTGCGGTACGGTGTCATGGACAAGAGGCGGTAATGGCTAAGCCAAACCGCCTTGGATGGCTGACCAGTTGCAGCATCACTCCGAAGGTAGACGTGTTCGAGACTACCGATTACCGTGACGGGTTACGAACCTACCTTACGGGCCTCACTACCGTAGAGGCCGACTTGCACGTTGTCGCTCAAGATGCGGGCGCGCTCATGCAGCAGTTTCATAGGTGGATGAACGAAGGGCTTACCGAGCCGAGCTACCAGAGCGAATATATGTGCCTGTACTGCGGAAGTCCGAACAGCGTAGAGCATACCCATTGCAAGAAGTGTGGCGCGCCGCGGAGTTTCGTCATTGGCTAAGCCCCTCCTCGACCTCGCCCGCTCCTATCGTGCGGCCATCGTAGCGCACGACGAAGCGGCCATGCGCCGGCTGATCGACGCGTATACCCGCATGTGGGGCCGCATATCGGACAAGGTAGACGCGCTCCTGCTGGAGATCGAGAAGGACGCCGTATCCTCCGGGGCCGTGTTCCGGCTTGCGCGGTACAAGTCGCTGATGACCGCCATCGAGGAAGAGGTGGGGCACTACTCCGGCTTTCTGAGAACGGAGCTGGACGCGGCGGCCACCAAGTCTGTCGGGCTGGGGCTGAAGCACAGCTCCAGCCTGGTGACTGCAATGTTACAACAGGCGGGGGTCGATGCCACTATGGGAAGCCTGCCAACCCGCGCCATCATGCAGATGCTCGGCTTCCTGCAAGAGGGAAGCCCGCTGTATCAGAAGATCGGCGACCTCGCCGGGGTCAACGCGGGCCGCGTGCGCGATGCGTTGATGGACGGCATCGGCCTCGGCTGGAACCCTGCCAAGACCGCCAGGAGCGTTCAGGATGCGTTCGGCGGCGGGCTGACGGACGCGCTGCGCTGGTGCAGGACAGTGGACCTGTACGCCTATCGGTCCGCGGCGCTGGAGAATTACAAGGCGTCTGATGTCGTCACCGGCTGGCAATGGTGGGCGACTCTCGATGATCTTGTCTGTCCGGTCTGCATCGCGGAGCACGGCACGGTGCATTCGCTGGACGAAGAACTTGACGGGCATTTTAATTGTCGCTGCACCGCGTTGCCGTATATCGAGGGCATGAGTCCAGACGAACAGGCCGGCGCGGACTGGTTCGCAGAGCAACCCGAAAGCGCCCAGCAAGACATCCTGGGGCAGTCGAAATGGGAGGCGTGGAACTCCGGCAAGTTCGGGCTGAGAGACCTGATTGACCACGCGCCGAATGACGTGTTCGGCTCCATGGTGAGGGAAAAATCGTTAGCGGAGTTATTGGGCGAATAGCCAGAAAGGGCACGATGTACGACGACTATAAGAGAAAAGAGTTTAGCAATATGTACCCCGTCACCTCGACGTTCGAGAAGGCTTTTGAAGAGGGCTTGGGTGATGCGGTAATTTGGGATCGATCTATTGATTCCGCATGGAAAGTGGCAGAGTGGTTCAGGTATATGAAAGACAAGATGGTAATAGCCGAGTTCGCGCTCTTGTGCAAGGAAGAAAAGAGACACATTCGGTATATGGTCGCAAGCATGGCGATTGGTCTAGTCGTCGGGTACATAGTTGGCGTGTTGCGGTAACGCTGGCAGAATTGGTGGGCGAATGACCGAATCCGAAAACGAAGCGGCGGGGGCAGAGAGCCGCAAGCGCAACAGGTACGCGCGTCCCACCCACCGGGACACGTTCGCCGGCCTGCCGCGGAAACTTCGCAAGCGGCGCATCGGGCAGCGGCGGCGCATCGGGGGGACGTGGTACGTCTGGAGCGCGCCGGGAAGGTGGATGGTAGAAGATGCCGCTTGAGCGCAGGATACTGTTCTTTCCTGCTTTCGATAGGACTGACCCGGATCCATCCAAAGATTACGGCGTAGGCTGTCTGGAGATACGTTTTCTTCTGGACGGCCCGGCCGGTTCGGTCGAGTTCCAACTACTGATCCAGGCGTATCTACCGCATGTGATGGAGCGGCGACTCCAACGCCTCAAGCGAGACGTTCTTGCGGGGAAATCCGACTTTCTACTGCGGAACTTCATTGAGCCGAACCCGCTGGACATCTGCCGCTGGAGCGCCGAGCGACTTACGGAAGATGATACCTACTTCGATGCGGGCATATCCTACTTCCGCAACCACCTTCCGTGCTATTACTCATACGAGTTCAGGAACCCGCAGGACGAGCGTTCTGTAGATGCCGCCTACGCCGCGCTTGTGCAGGGTGGGGATGCGGCCCTGTGGAAGTACCTTGAAGACTACTACTATAGGGAGTTCGGAAAGCCCGAGGTGGGAATTGGATAAAATCAGCGTGACGTTCACCGAGCGGGAAATGATGATCGCCATCCGTGCCGCGCTGCTGGCAATGGCGGCGGCCATCGCGCGGCGGTACGAGCTGGGCGAGTACGAGAAGCCGAGGCTGGTGAGCGTCCAGGCCGGGGACAGCGTCGGCGGGTAGAACGGGCGTTCACAACATGGCGAGAACTGGTATAATGGATGTGGCCGCGAGTGTTAGCTCCGGCCACTTGACCCAAGCACTAGGAGGTGCTTAGATGACTAAGAGTATAACACTTACGCAGGGGAAAGTAGCGTTAGTAGATGATGCAGACTTCGATTGGCTGAATCAATGGAAGTGGCGCTATAGTCCCAATGGGACTGGATACGCTTCGCGTGTGGGGGATGGTGATAGCAAGATGGTACTCATGCACCGCCAGATTGCGAACCCGCCGGACGGGAAAGAGGTAGACCACATCAATGGTGTTACGCTGGATAATCGGCGGGAAAACCTGCGTGTCTGTAGTCATTCCCAGAACATGCACAACCGAAGGCTCAGACAGAAGAACAATAAGTCTGGGTATAAGGGCGTTCATTGGCTGGCCCGCACAAAGCGATGGGTTGCGGAAATCAGGGTCAATGGGAAATCTAGGCATCTCGGATATTTCACGGAAAAGACAGATGCTGCTCGCGCCTATGATACAGCGGCCGCGGAATGTTTCGGTGAATTTGCACACCTGAATTTTGAATAGAACGGAGGTTCTAGGGGGTGGTATAATTAGGTAGATAGATAGCAACTGCCGTAAGCCGATTGGATGACGGCAGTCGAAGACAAGAAACGGGAACCCCGGTGCTTGTGTCCATAAATGGATGCAACGCCGGGGTTTTTTGTTTTCCCACCTTACAAGCCTAGCGGGATGCTAGGGGAGAGGATAGCAACATGACCGAAGAGACGGGCAAGACCGAGATGGTCGAGCCGGAGCCGAAGGAAACACCAGAGGCCAAGCCGCAGAACCCGGTGGATGCCGGGCCGAAGGCTGAGGAACTGCAAGCCGAGTTGGAGAAGGCCCGCAAAGCCTTGAAGGACGCCAACAAGGAAGCCGCCGAGCGCCGCAAGAAACTTGAGGAGTACGAGAAAGCCGAGGCCGACCGGAAAGCCGCCGAGATGACGGAAGTCGAGAAGGCCCAGGCGCGTGCCAAGGAACTTGAGGGCAAGCTGACGGAGTACGAAACCAAGATCAGAGACTCAGAGCGCAGGGAACTCCAGCGCAAGGTCTCCGAGGCCGTGGGCCTGCCTCCCGTATTCGCCAGCCGGATCGTTGGCGAGGACGAAGAGGCGATGACCGCGGACGCGAAGGCCATCTTGGAGGCCCTGCCGAAACCGGAAGCTAAAGACACCAGGAAGACTCCGACGCTGAACGTGACCAACCCCGCCAACGGGCAGAAGGGGGAAACAACGGCGCAGCAGAAGGAACGGCTTGGCCTCGGCAACGTGGCCGGCCCGTTCAACAAGGGTTCTGTGACCTGGGTGGAATCCAAGGACTAGCTTCCGCGAACCCAACAGGAGGGTATCGCAATGGCTAACGAATCAACCTACAACACCATCAGTTCTCTCGTCCCGTCGATCATGGAAGCATCCCTGATTACGGCGCGCGAGCTGACGAGCCTGCCGACCCTGGTCCGCAACTTCAGCGGCGAGGGCCTGACCCCGCGTGTGTTCTCCAGCTACACCGGCGGCACGATTGTGACGCTGGCTGAGATCACCGACATGAGCGCGCAGACCTTCACGCCTGCCGCGTACGGCACGGTGACTCCGGCAATCTGGAGCGCGCAGTATTACATCACGGACGCCCGCATCGCCAGTGACTTCAACGGCGTGCGGCTGGACGCCTCCAACGACTTCGGCAAGATGTTCGCGCAGAAGGCGAACACCTCTGTGTCGGCCCTGTTCTCCAGCCTGACGGGTGGAACGGTCGGGTCGGCCGGTGGGACGCTGACCTTCGCCAACGTCATGCGCGCCAGCGCCTACGTGCGCGCGGCCAATGCCGGCGGGCAGCAGATTTGCGTCGTGCGCCCGGAGCAGTGGTACTACCTGACCTCGCCCTCCAGCGGCGTTCCCACTCTGCTTCAGTCGCCTGAGTGGATGAACTCCCTGGCTGCCAACTGGTATCAGGGTTCGTGGGGCGGCATCGCCTTCTTCGTCTCGAACGACATCACCAGCGGCACGGCCGCGGTCGGCGCGCTGTTCAACCCCGAGGCCATGGCCTTCGACGTTCGCAAGCCGTTCGGTATCGAAGTGCAGCGCGACGCCTCGCGGGGCGGCGGCGGCTACGAACTGAATGCAACCATGTGGGCCGGGGCTGGCGTGTATCGCCCGACCTTCGGTTGCGAGATGATCGGCACGTCTGTATAACTGACGACTAGTAAATGATTAGGGGAGGCCAGCTCTCAGGCCGGGGGCTGGCCTCCAGAAAGGTGGGTAATTCGGCCAATGAAGATTTTATGGTCCAGCAATTCGCCGTTCAGCACGACAGGATACGGCGTACAGACAAGACTGTTTACACCGCACATTAAAAACCTAGGACACGACGTTCGGATACAAGCCTGGTTCGGGCATGAGAACTACACCACCGAGATCAACTGGGGCGGCATCCCCATCACCGGCAGGCGGTTCGACCCCTACGGGCGCGACGCGCTCCCGCCACTGGCAGCCAGGACGCAGCCCGACATCATCCTGACGCTGGTGGACGCGTGGATCTACGACCCTGCGCTGTTCAGGGACTTCCGCTGGGTTCCGTGGTTCCCGGTCGACAGCGAGCCTATCCCGCCGATGGTGACGGAGGCCGTGCGGTACGCCTTCGAGCGTATCGTATTCTCCAAGTTCGCGCAGAAGCAACTGGAAGACCAGGGCCTATCCTGCCTGTACGTCCCTCACGGGGTGGACACCAAGACGTTCGCCTTCGCTCCCACGGACGCATCGCGGAAGTACATCGGCCTTCCACAGGACGCCTACGTGGTCGGGATGGTCGCAGCCAACAAGGGCTATCCAAGCCGAAAGGCGTTCGAGCAGAACATGGCGGGCTTCAAGCTGTTCTCTGATAAGCATCCCGACGCCCTCCTGTTCATGCAGACATGGGCCGGGGAGAACGGACGCTGGGGCCAGGATTGCGTCAACCTCTTGGAGTACGCCCATCAGATCGGACTTCAGCCCGGCAAGAACCTGCTCTTCTGCGACCAGTTCATAGCAACCACGCAGGGGTTTCCCGACGCCTATATGGTGGCTCTCTACAACAGCATGGACGTGCTGCTGAGCGTGAGCCGGGGCGAGGGGTTCGGCATCCCCATTCTGGAGGCGCAGGCCTGCGGGACACCGGTCATCGTGGGGGACTGGACGGCCATGAGCGAGTTGTGCTTCTCTGGCTGGAAGGTCAAGAAGGATGAAGCGGTACGCGACCCCTACTGGCAGAAGACCTGGCAATACCTACCGAGCGTTGAGGCGATTGCAGATCGCCTTGAAATGTCCTATCAGATGCGGGGGAATGAGGACTACCGCAAGCGAGCACGACAGGGCGCGGAGCAGTACGACGTGGCGAAAGTCACCGAGAAGTTCTGGAAGCCGGCACTAGAAGCGATCGCAGCACGCATAGAGAAGGTCGAGGCGCTCAAGAAGATGGTATCTCCCTCGAACTTGCAAGTGAAAGAAATAAGCGCATGACGCCGCGCGCATATCGGGAAGGCGAGAAAGGCGCCGCACCCCGTATGGGGCGCGCAAGCAACGACACGCCAGCCGTTGAGGTGGAGCGTGTCTGACCGCGTCGCGGTGTGCCTCACGTCCTATAACATGGCTGAGAGGGCAGATGCCTTATTCGAGTTCGTTGAGCGCAAGACATCCTGGCCGACTGACGTTTTTCTCTGCGATAACGCTTCGGATCTTGTGGCTCCCGCTGTTCATACTAACGTGTGGATACGTGGTCACAATCGGCAGACGACCGCGGGCTGGAACGAATGCCTGAAGCAGGCGCGGAAGCAGGGGGACTATTTCGCATACGTGTTCACCATCACCTCGTGCGACTTCCCTGAGACGACCGGCGACCCGATAACGCCTCTCGCCGAGTTCTTGCAGGACAACCCGAACGCCGCGGGGGTACACGCCGCGCTGACGGCTGACAGCACGACATCTTGGGAACACCTGAAGACGCGCGGGGGGACCGGGCCGCGCAGGACGTGGATGCTGGATAACCTGTTCTGCATGTACCGCGCCGACTGGTTCGACAGCATCGGGGGGTTTGACCCGGACATGCGCTACGCCTGGGGGGTGGACCTGGAGACGTGCTGGCACGCGAGACAACAGGGCAGGGGCTTGTACGTCCATGAGGGCGTGCAAGTCCGGAAGGTTACAGACATCGCCTACGCTATGGGAAGGATGGGAATGAGCGCGGACGAAAGGCGACGGCTGGCCGGGCAGAACATGGAATTTTATCTCGGTCGCAAGTATGGAGACGGATGGAGGGACCGGATGTGGAATGAGTACGTGGAGCCGGAGTGGAGATGACACTACTTGCGGGGCCTGCCTCCGAGCTTGCCGTTAGCGCGACTGGCCGCAGCCTTGCGCCTGGACGTGGCAGAGCCGAGCAGGGCGGCGTAGTCGGACGGCGTGTACTGTTCGGAGGGTATCCAGTCGAGAATTTCGCGGACGGTAGCCGAGATCACCCAGCGGAGATGCTCGTCGCCCTCGTTCCAGTCGGCAAGGATGAAGTCGGCGTGGCGGGAGAGAGCCGGGCTTCTCATCACCCGGCTCCGTGCCTTTTCGAAGAGTTCGTTGGTGGTCATCTAGGCCTCCTGAAAGAACTTGCTCAGGACAT